CACCGACTACCATATCGGCATCATCAAACAGTCCGGATACGAATCGTTTTCCGAGGACTACCTCTATGGTGGCGGTTACGATTCAGTGCGTATCGAGGACAGCTACACATCCCCAACGGATAACCCAACGGAAGCCTCGTCATATAGTGACTGGCAGGTATGTGCCTATGTCGTTGTCGAGGAGGGCGGGGGAAGCATCACCCAAACTGCGGTCATAGCTTCCGGAGAGTCTGTACCTTCCACTGCCACGATAGCGAATACTCAACAAGATATAACTCAGACTGCGGTCATAGCTTCCGGGGAATCACTCCCCTCCGATGCGACGCTAGCCCTCTCAGTTCGACAAGCGATTACTCTAGCCTCAGCTATAGCGTCTGGGGAGTCTGTACCAACGGACTCTATAATCTTTATAGAGTCCACTACACAAGAGATTATTCTAGCTGCGGCTATCTCTACTGGGGAAGTTGTACCAAGTGATCTTTCAGTCTTCTCTACGGTACAGACTGTCGCTAATGCAGGAGGCATAGCTTCCGGAGAAGTAGTTCCTGCTGACTCAACAGTAGCTCTATCTGCTAGGCAGAGTATCACTCTGGCTAGTCAGATTGCCTCGGATGAGTCTGTCCCAACGGATCACTTCGTAGAGGAATTGCAGCTCTTAATTGTCCAGGACTCCCCCATCTCAACAGCGGAATCTGTACCGTCTAGTCTCACGGTAGGGGATGCGGTACTTGATAATCCTGGCGCTTACTCAGTAGCGGGGACGGCGGTCAGTATTGATGGAGCAATTCATGCTGTCAGCGTAGCCAGGACATTTGGCGGGGCTGTCGGGGATGTATACCTCGCTGGTGTAAGACATACTAGTTCTGGGGCTATGTATGTCACATTTGATACTCCAGGTTCTGGAGATCTCTGGGTTAACGGTATCCTACACACCTCTACAGGAATTCGGTACGTTGTAAACTCAGCAGGTGCTGATCTGTGGCCTGAGGGGTTTGCGACTGATGCAGGAAGGCTCGGAACTACGACAGTCGTAAGCGGCTTCCATCTTAGAGCAATAGCAAGAACAATAGATGGGCGCATGGTGATCGATTTGTAGTTCACGGGATTACGGGTATAATGTAGTTACTCATTATAAGGAGAAAGAAATGGTCGAGGCAGATTACGGATTGACCCAACAGGCGTTCGGTGGGTCCGAAGCTCGTTACGAAGAGGACGGGTCCTTGTTTGTTCAGTTCTACACCGGAGCTATTCAGGACAAAGAGGCTTCTCTCAAAGAAGGGCGGCCGATATTCAAGGATGAGGAATTCATCCGCATCATGGTCCCCGGCGATAAAGAAAATGTTGTCGAACGTGTTGTCCGTGATAACGATCGCCAGCGGTTTCATGCTCGCTATCAGGCCTGGAAGAAGAATGCTGAAGAGGAATTTCAGGGAACTCCTCTTGACAAGTGGAATTTCATCAGCCATGCTCAGGTTGAGGAGCTTAGGTACTTCGGGATTCGTACAGTTGAACAGCTTGCTGGAGTTTCGGACGGAAACGCCCAAAACTTCGTGGGAATCAATCGTCTACGACAGAAGGCTCAGGAATACCTCGCAGCTACGAAGGATGACGCCCCCATTGCTCAGCTCCAGGTGGAGATTGAGAAGAGGGATAGTCGTATCTCTGAACAGGATGAAACGATTGCCAATCTCCTGAGCCGCATTGAGGCTCTGGAGTCCAAGGGTAAGAAGAAGGGAGACTGATAGATGGCGGTCACGCGATACATAACCGCAGAGGATGTAATAAATCGTGCAGCGGTTCAGTGTGGCCTGACCTCATCCTCTGATGTCTTTGCTTCCACAGACACCAACTTCATCCAACTACGAAGTCTCCTGACCCAGTGTGGTCAGGAGCTTCTAGAATCTCATGAGTGGGAGTATCTCCGCAGAGAGCATAGCATCGTTACTAGTTCTGCGGACGATGGGTCGTATGCGCTCCCCTCCGATTTTGCTTACATGATTAACCAGACGGGGTGGGATCGAACTAATGATCTCCCCGTTTCTGGCCCATTGTCTGCTCAGCAATGGCAGTATCTGAAGGGTCGTGGGTTTAGTAACTCCACCATCTACGTCAGTTTCAGGATAATGCAGAATGAGTTTCATGTGTATCCGGATGATCCTGTACCGGATGCTCTTTCCATATACTTTGAATACATAAGCCGGAACTGGGTCATACCAGCATCTGATCCTTCCAGCTATGAAGACAAAGTTCAGGCCAACGGCGATACGATCTTATTCACTCCTGTGATGATCGTGCAGTACCTGAAATTCAAGTTCCTGGAAGCTAAGGGGTTTGACAGTGCGTCTGCCCTAGCTGCATTCAAAACTTCCTATATGAAGGAAACGGGACTGAATCAAGGTGCGCCCATTTTGAACGCCGGGGCCATCAACAATCGGTTCCCTCTTCTTGACCATAGGAATATTCCGTACACTAATTTCGGGAGTTGACCATGATCCCACAAAGGTCATCTCTCACACCAGCCACGTTTCCGGCTCCTGTTGGTGGGATAAACTCGATTTCATCGTTGGCGGCGATGGCTCCGACAGATGCTATCTATACTAAGAATATAGATGCAACAGCCCAAGGTCTAAAGGTTCGTCCTGGATATGCAGAATACGCAAATGGATACTCAGGGGATTCTGTCAAGACAATCATTCCTTACAAAGGAACTGCGGAAGATGGATCTGCGGATAAGTTGTTTGCTGTCACATCTGTCGGCATATACGATATATCTGCTAGCACTACGACCCCAACTCTAGACCACACTTGGGGGACTTCCAGCTCTTCCGCGGGCTGGTGCTCATATGAAGTTATCACAAACGATGCTGGTGCTCGCGTTCTACTTGTGTGTGATCTTGCTAACGGCTTGGTTATCTACACTGAGTCTACTGATCTATGGTCTGTTCCAACCATAACAGGTCCTTCCGGGGGTGCGGGCGACCTAGTACAAGTCTGTCTATTTAAGTCCAGGGTCTGGTATGTCGAAGCAGGGACTAACTCCGCATGGTACACCGCTCCGGGAACTTTCTCAGGAACAGTTACAGAGTTTAACTTCGGAAATAAGCTCCGCGTTGGAGGATATCTTAAGTCGTTACATAACTGGACCCTCGACGGAGGGAGTGGACTTGACGACTACCTTGTGGCTCTCGGATCTGCCGGAGACGTGCTCGTCTATTCAGGGTCTAATCCTTCTAGCTCCAGCACATTCGGATCCGTAGGCGCTTATTATGTCGGCGACTTCCCCGCTGGCAGACGTGTGGCAATATCTGTAGGAGGTGATCTATATCTACTCTCAAGTTACGGAGTTATTTCGGCCAAAGATCTGCTGAGTGGAGATAATCCTTTTACGAACGAGGGAAGCGTCAGCTACAAGATCAACCGTGACTTGAATGCGGCCATTAGGAATGACCTAACTTCGTTGGGGTGGGGACTCGCTCTCCTCCCCGACTTGGCGAGGCTTATCATTCTAATACCGAAGGAGACGAATCAACCTTACACTCAGTATGTGTATGATGTCAACCTGAAGGCGTGGTCCTGGTGGTCCGGGGTTCCGATGGCGACTATCGCTACCTACAACAACGAGGTCTACATAGGGGCCGCGCTCAAGGTTCACAAACTGACGGGGACGTTAGATAATGTCGCACTAGCGTCCCCCGATCCACAGCCTATTTACTGGTCGTTTCTGACAGCGTATAATGAGTTAGGATCCCCTCAGATGAACAAGTCTGTAGAGATGATTCGTCCTCGTTTCGTAGCTGCTGGTCAGCCCGCGTTCACAGTAAAGACGTTTTATGACTACGATTTATCAGAGCTGGCACAGACAAATACCTCAGGGTCCGGTTCGGATGTCTGGGGAACAGGCGTCTGGGATACAGCCATCTGGGGAGGAGGAACAGATAAGTTTCAGAGTATTCGAGGAGGCGGGGCCGGTATTGGAAAGACAGTGGCTATCGCTATGTCAGGAGCCTCTACTCTCGCAACGATACTCGTTGACCTCGGTCTTCTTACCCGTAGTTCGGTGACTGATCGTGGCTTCCTATAAGTTCAAACCGTTGAAGACTGAAGGAGAATGGTCCTGGCTTACATCTCGAGCAAACTGCAATCTGTGCGAAGACACAAAGGGAATCGTGGCCTACAGGGGTCTAGATGTCGTGGCAGCGATAGCTTTAGACAGTTGGTCACACAATGGGGTCTTCATCCATATTGCGGTTGAAGACCCCCTTGTCTTCCGGAATGGGTTTGCAGAGGAATGTTTCAATTACATATTCGTAAAGTGTAATAGAAAGATTCTTTTGGGTGCTACTCCGGCGAACAATGAGAAGGCATTGAGATTTAACCGTCACATTGGCCTGAAAGAGATATACAGGATTCGTGACGGATACGAGGATGGCGTAGACTACGTTATCCAAGAGTTGAGACGTGAGGATTGCAGGTATCTAAATGGGCAAGAAATCAACACCGAAGCCGCCTGATTACGAGGCCGCTGCTGAGAAGACAGCTCAGGGGAATGTTGACCTTGTAAATGCTCAGACGGAAGCTAACCGTCCTGACCAGTTTACTCCGTGGGGCTCCTCCACGTGGCAACAGGATGCTGAGGGTAAGTGGACTCAGAACGTCAATCTTACTCCTGAGCAGCAAGCTTCTCTTGACGCTCAGATGAGGATAGGTGCTTCTCG